CGACCGATCAGGCCGTGGTGGCGATCAAGGGGATCGGCGCGGTGATCGAGGAGGTCGACCGGATCGCCGCCGCGATCGCCGCCGCGGTCGAGGAGCAGGGCGCGGCGACGCGCGAGATCGCACGCAACGTCCAGCAGGCCGCCTCCGGCACGGCCCTGGTGTCGGCGCGGGTCTCCGATGTCGGGCAGGCAGGGCGGGTGTTCCTTGACACTGGAAATCGGAAATCGGGGATCGGGGGGGATATAGCGGGAGATACCGGGAAAGTGGTGCATAAACAGTGCACTAAGGAATATCGTTCCGACTCCGGCACGTAGGGGCGTTGTCATCGGAAATCGGTGGCGGCGGGCCGTTTTGCCACTCAATTCCGGAAATCTACGCCATCCTCTCAGACGCTCTCAATCCGCTCTTAGTGGCAGAAAACCGCCCGTTTCGCCGCCTTCGGCAGGGGTGGTCAATTGTGGCGTGATTGTGGCACCTCGGAATCGTCTAGACGACAGAGATCGGGCGCGGAACGAGCGGGTTTTATGCTATTGGATCAATTGGTTACGCCGCATCTGGCGGCGTCGTTCCGGCGACGGCACGGCGAAAGCGTCCATGCCGAAAGCGTATTGACCAGATTCCTATGCGGGTCATGAACGTTCCGCATCCGGCGCAGTGGTGCGGGCGGTCTCGGCGGCGGTGAGCTCGTCGTAGATCAGGAGGGTGACCTGCATCAGCCGGCGCGGGTCGGGTTCGTGGCCGGGCAGGACGACGATGCCGCGGCGGGCGAGCTCGTAGGCGCGGGCGAGGCGGTCAGGGTCGGCCTGCCAGGTCAGGCCGAGCTGATCCTGGGGCGGCGGGGAGGGTTCGGCGAGGTGGGGCGGCGGCTCGCGCATCGGCCCGCGGCCGGTGGCAAGCCACTCCAGCCTCACCCCCGTCGCCTCGGCGAGCCGAACGAGTGCCGACGCTTTCATGTCGCGCCCAGCCAGATACTTGGCCAGTGTCCCAATCGGCATCCCGGCGGTACGAGCGACCGCGCTGTTGCCCCCCGCCAACCGCACGGCCTCCCGCAGACGTGCCGCGCGCTCGCGAACGTCGCGCGACCCCACATCGGGTTCGTCGAGCGCTTGGAACACGTCGCTACGCGACCACGAATGGGCATTTTACTGCCCATTCGTTATCAAGGGGGTTGCAGGAGCATTCCCGTTCGGGATACGATCGTCGCCTGACGTCACCCATTTGGGTAGGAGCGCGACGATGCCGCTTCCCGACTGGCATCCCGAGGACATCAAGGCGGCAATCCGCAAAACGGGAATCACGCTGACGGGGCTGGCGCTCGAGAACGGGCTGGCCGAGAGCGCGGTGCGGATGACCTTGATCCGCCCCTGGCCGCGCGTGGAGGCGATCATCGCCGCCCGGCTGGGGCGGCGGCCGCAGGAGATCTGGCCCTCCCGCTACGATGCGGAGGGCAAGCCGATCGGTCGCTCCCATCACAATCGTAACCGTAGCACGGCATCCGCATCCGTGCAGCGTCAGAACGCGGAGGCGGCATGAACGGCACTACGATCGTCTCCATGCCGCTGGACCGGATCACGATCGGGGAGCGGCTGCGCGGCATCGACCCCGATTGGGTCGAGGCGATTGCACACTCGATGCACGAGCGCGGCCAGGACACGCCGATCATCGTCGGCGAGGCGGGGCCGGACGACGGGCTGCACCCGCTGATCGCGGGCGCGCACCGCGTGGAGGCGGCACGGCGGCTCGGCTGGGCCGAGATCGCGGCGATCGTCCGGGCCGAGAGCGGGCTCGCGGCGCGGCTGACCGAGATCGACGAGAACCTGATGCGGCGGGAGCTCTCGGCGCTCGACCGCGCGGTGTTCCTGGCCGAGCGCAAGGCCGTCTACGAGGCGCTGCACCCTGAGGCCGCGCGGCCTGGACCGCGCAATAAAATTGCGGACAAGCTTGTCCGCAATTTTGTTTCGTCGTTCGCGGCGGCGACCGCCGCGAAGGTCGGTCTCGATGAGCGCTCCATCCGCCGCGCGCTGGTGCGGGCGCGGCTGCCGGCCGAGGTGAGGGCGGCGATCGCCACCCACCCGATCGCCGACCGTGGCGTGGAGCTCGACCGGCTGGTCGGGCTGGGCCCCGAGCTCCAGGCGCGCGTGGTGGCAGTGCTGACGGACCCGGAGCGCCCGGCGCGCAGCGTGCAGGAGGCGCTGATCCGGCTTGAGGCGGCGGATGGGCCGGCGCCGCACGTGGTGGCGCGGCGCCAGTTCGAGCGGTTGCTCGCGGTGTGGCGGGCGGCCGGGCGTGAGGCGCGGCGCGAGTTCCTGGCCTATCTCGAGGCCGAGGGCGCGCTCGGCCGCCGCCGCGACGCGGCCTGAGCGATGGGCTGGCTCAGGATCGCGTTCGGCGGGCTGGTCGTGGCGCTCTACGCCTACGGCCTGCTGATCGGGCTCTGGATCGTCGGGCTCGCGCTCGGGGGCTGAGACCGGTGGCGGAGCAGCTTTCGCTGCTGGACTGGTCGCCGCCCCAGGCGGCGCTGGCGTTCGAGGAGCGGCGGGTGCGCGCGGCGACGCTGCATCAGCGGCTGGCCCGGGCGGTCGGGGTGGCGCTCGCGGAGTGCGGGCGGCCGCGCGCGCAGGTGGCGCGCGAGATGAGCGCGTTCCTCGGCGAGCCGGTCTCGCCGGCCATGCTGGACGCCTATGCGTCGCCGGGCCGCGACAGCCACCGGATCGGGGCGGCGCGGCTGATGGCGCTGATCCACGCCACGGGTGACCGGCGGCTGTTGCAGCTGATGGCCGAGCCGTTCGGCTGGGCGGTGATCGAGGCGCGGCACCTGGCGCTGATCGAGGCGGCGCTCCTGCGCGAGCAGGAGGACGAGATCCGGCGTCGGCGCGAGGCGCTGATGCGGCGGGCGCGCGGGTGATGCGCTGGGTGGCAGCCGCCGAGCTGGCGTCGCTCGCCCTGCCCGGGCTGCCGGCAACACGGGCCGGTCTGGCCGCGTGGGCGGCAGAGGCTGGGTGGACCGCGCCGGAGGCGGAGGGACGGACCTGGCGGCGCGGCCCGCTCGGGCTTGAGATCGCGGCCGAGGTGCTGCCGCTGGCGGCACGCGTTCGGCTCGAGGCGGACGAGGCGCCGGCCTCCGATCGCGCGGCGGAGCGCGAGGCGCTGTGGCAGGCCTTCGAGGCACTGCCGGAGGCGAAGCGCCGCGTGGCGGCCAAACGGCTTGCGGCGCTCGACGCGGTGGAGGCGCTGGTCGCGGCCGGCACGTCGCGCACCGGCGCGATGCAGACGGTGGCGGCCGAGCGCGGGATCCGGCTCTCCACACTCTATCAATGGGCGCGCACGGTTCGGGGGGTGGCGGCGGAGGACCGTCTGCCGCACCTCGCGCCGCGCCACGGCGGGGTGCGGGGCGAGCGGGCGGAGACCACGCCAGAGGCGCTGGAGTGGCTGCGCAGCGCCTGGCTCAGCCCGTCGCGGCCGACCGTCGAGCAGTGCCTGCGCGACTTGCGCGCGGTTGCGGCGCAGCGCGGCTGGCGGCTCGCGTCCGACCGGACGCTGCGGCGGCACCTGGCCGGGATCGACCGCGCGGTCGCGACCTATTGGCGCTACGGGCCGGAGGCGGCGGACCGGCTCCATCCGAGCCAGCGGCGCGACCGCACGGCGCTGCGCGCGCTGGAGGCGGTGAACGCGGACGGCCATACGCTCGATGTGTGGGCGCGCTGGCCGGACGGGACGACCGGGCGCCCGGTGCTGGTCGCGTTCCAGGACGTCTATTCGGGCAAGCTGCTGTCGTGGCGCGTCGACCGCACGGAGAACACCGACGCGTTCCGCTTGGCCTTCGGAGACCTGGTCGAGCGCTGGGGCATTCCGGACCACCTCTACGTCGACAACACGCTGGCGGCCGCCAACAAAGTGATGTCGGGCGGCGTGCGGCGCCGGTTCCGCTTCCGGGTGCGCGCCGAGGAGCCGCTCGGCATCCTGCCGCAGCTCGGGGTGGAGGTGCATTTCGTGCGCCCCTACGCCGGGCAGTCCAAGCCGATCGAGCGCGCGTTCGGCGACCTGGCCCGCGACGTGGCGCGGCACCCCGCCTTTGAGGGGGCGTGGCTCGGGCCGAACCCCGCGGAGAAGCCGCACAATGCCGGCGCGCGCGCGGTGCCGATCGCCGAGGTGCTGGCGGTGCTGGAGCAGCGGATCGCCGAGCACAACGCGCGGCCGGGCCGCAGCTCGGCGGCGTGCCGCGGACGGAGCTTCGACGCGACGTTCGCCGAATCGTATGCCCAATCGCCGATCCGGAAGGCGACGTCGCCGCAGCGGCGGCTGTTCCTGCTCGCGGCCGAGGCGGTGACGGTGCGGCGGGACGCGACGCTGCACCTGTGCGGCAACCGCTATCACGACCCGGTGCTGGTCGGGCTGATCGGCCGCCAGGTGGTGGTGCGTTTCGACCCGGACCGGCTGCACGCGCCGGTGCACGTCTACCGCGCCGACGGCGGCTATGTCTGCGCGGCGGCGTGCTGGTCGGATGCCGGGTTCGCCGACACCGAGGCGGCGCGACGGATCGCCGAGGCGAAGCGCTTGCGCCGGCGCGGGCTCAGACTCCAGGCCGAGGCGGCGCGGGTGATTCGCGCCGAGCAGCTCGCCCGTGACATCGCCTCCGCCGCCGCCGCCCCGTCGGGCCCGCCGGAAACGCGGGTCGTGCGGCCGCTGTTCGGCCGCGCCGCGGCGGCCGCCCTGCCCGTTCCCGATCCCGGCGAGGAGAGCGAGGCCGACCGGCTGCTGCGGCTGGCGTTCCGCCAGCGGCGCGCGGCGCGGCTCGCGCTGATCGACGCGACAGACACTGAGGAGGCCTCATGACGCTCGAGACACCGGCGGCCACGCCAGCCGACGAGGACCAGGTGCGCGCCCAGGCGCGCGAGTTCATGCGCGCGGAAGGCCTGTCTCAGAAGGGCTTCAGCGTGCTCTGCGGCATCCCCTACGGCACGCTCTCGGCCTGGATGGGTGGCAGCTACGCGGGGCGGGGCGAGCGCATCGCCGAGGCCGTGCTGCGCGGGATCGAGGCGCGGCGGGCGCAGCGGCGGACGCGGGCGCTGGCGCCTGCCGCGCCAGGGTTCGTGGTGACGCCCACGTCGTCGGCGATCACCGGCTGCCTCGAGCACGCGCAGCACATGCCGGATCTGGCGGTGGTGACGGGCGGGCCGGGGGTGGGCAAGACGACGGCCGCGCAGGCCTATCGCGCGCGGACTCCGAATGTCTGGCTGCTCACGGGCGAGCCGGTCCACGGCTCGCCGCGCGCGCTGCTCGAGGATCTGGCGGAGGCGCTGGGCCTCGCGGTCAGTGGCGTGTCGTCGCAGCGCCTCAGCCGGGCGATCGTGCAGCGGGTGCGCGGTACGGGCGGGCTGATCGTGGTGGACGAGGCGCAGCACCTGACGAGCACGGTGCTCGACCAGCTCCGCACGCTGCACGACCTCGCGGAGATCGGCGTGGCGCTGCTCGGCAACGAGACGGTCTATGCCCGCCTCGAGGGCGGGGCACGGGCGGCGCACTACGCGCAGCTCTACAGCCGGGTGGGGATGCGGCTGGCGCGGCCGCGGCCGCTGAGGACGGACGTGGACGCGCTGCTGGACGCTTGGTCGGTGGCGGGCCAGGCGGAGCGGGCGCTCCTGCACGCGATCGCCCGCAAGCCGGGCGGGCTGCGCGGGCTGACCAAGACACTGCGGCTGGCGCACATGCTGGCCGCGGCCGAGGAGGCAGTGGTGGGCGAGCGGCATCTGCGGCTCGCCTGGTCGCGCTACGCGGCCCAGGACGCGGTGGAGGAGGACGCGCCGCCGGCGCGGCGGGCGGCATGAGCCTGCGCGTGCGGGTCGCAGACTGCGTCGCGGCGGCTGCCGCGGTCTGGCGCGTCCTGCCGGAGGAGGTGCTGTCGCGGCGCCGCACCGCCGACGTGCTGGAGCCGCGGCAGGCGGCGATGTTGTTGTCGGCGCGGCTGACGGACCAGCCGGCGGCGCGGATCGCGGCGCGTCTGTGCCGCGACCACACGACGGTGCTGCACGGGCTGGCGCGGGCGCGCCAGCGGGCCGCCAGCGACGACGCGTTCGCCGCACGGCTGGAGGCCGCGGAGCGGCTGGCGCTGACGCTGGCAGCGCGCCGGGCCGCCCGGGGGCTGCCGTGAGGCGTGCCGACGCCCGGGTGCGCGATCCCGAGCGCTGGCGGCTCGCCTGGTGGGCCGACCAGGCGCGGGTGCAGCACGCGCAGTGGCTGATGGCGGCGCGCCGCGGCGGGGCCTGCGGCCTGCACGCCGCGGAGTGCCTGGCCCGGGCGGCGGAGGCGCGGCGGCGCCTCGCGGGCGCGCTGGCGGCGCTGAAGGAGCACGACGCGGCACGGGGCCGCGTCCGGCGGAGGAGAACGGCATGAAGACGGCGAAGCGCGCGGCGGAGCCGCGCGGGCATGTGCGTGTGGGCGAGGAGACGCGGCCTCTGGATGCGGAGACCGCGGCTCTGCTCGCCGAGGGGTGGGAGCAGAAGGAGGTGATCGCGGCCGCGGAAGAGCGGCTGCGCGAGATCAACGCCGCGCTGCTCGCGCGGCACGGCGCGGGCGCGGTGCTGGTTCTGGCCGGGGTGTGCCGCGCCACCACGGCCGCGCGGCAGAGCGTGACGGTAGAGGACGCCGAGCGCCTGAGGGCTGTGCTGGGCGACCGTTTCGACGACCTGGTGCGGAGCGAGACGACCCACCGGCCGGAGGCGCGGCTGGTGGAGATGGCGCTCTCGGGCGACGAGCCGCTGGCGCCGGCGCTGCGGGCGGCGCTGGCGATCCGCGAGAGCACGACGGTGACGTGGCGCGCGGAGCGCCGGGGAGGTGCGTCGTGAGCGCGGCGCTTCTGCTGGCGGTCGCCGCGGTCGCGTTCTCGGCCGGCGCGCTGTTCGGCGCGTGGTGGGCGGTGACGCGGCGGGGGCTGCCGTGACGCCGCGGCCCGCGCGCCAGCAGGCCGACCTGTTCGGGCTGGACGGCCGCGTGCCGGCGCAGTGGCCGGCGACCTCGGTGGCGGCGGCGGAGGCGCTGCAGCCCGATGCCAGGACGCTGCGCGCGGAGGTTCTGGCGGCGATCCGTGCCGCCGGTCCGGCGGGGCTGACGGCGGACGAGGCGGCGGCGCGGCTGAGGCGCACGCCCTTCACGACCCGTCCGCGCTGCACCGAGCTGCGCGGGCTGGGGTTGATCACGGACAGCGGCCGGCGGCGGCCGAACCGCTCCGGTCGCGCCGCGATCGTCTGGGTCGCGGTGGAGGGCTGAGCCGTGCCCGTCCCCGCGACCCGCGACCTGCTGGGCGGCCTGGACGACCCCTTCGCGCGCTTCTGGGCCGCCTATCCGAAGCGCACGCCGAACCCGCGGGCGCGCGCGGCGGCGGAGTTCGCGCGCGCGGTGCGGCGCTTCGGCGTGCGGCCCCATGAGCTGATCGAGGCGGCGCGCGCCTTCGCCGCCGAGCAGGCCCGGCTGGCGGTGCGGCCCGAGTACATCCCGCACGCGCGCACCTGGCTGGCGCAGGAGCGGTGGCGCGACTACCCGCCCTTCGCGCCCGCGGTGGAGGAGGCGGCGCCAGCGCTCGAGGTCCCGCCGGAGGTGGCGGCGCATGCGTGGTGGTCCACGGCGGGCCGGCTGGGCGTGGCGCCGCACGAGTTCCGGGCCTTCCTCGCGCCGCTGGTGGTGCGGGAGTGGCACGCCTACGAGCGGGCGACGGTGCTCGCTCCCAGCCGCTTCGTCGCCGACACGGTGCGGGCGCGGTTCCTGCCGGTGCTCGCGCGCGTGCTGGATCTGTCGGATCCGCGCTCGGTGGAGGTGCTGCCGTGACCGGCTGGTGCCTGTGCTGGTGGCTGGTGGTCGAGGCGGCCCGCATCGTCGGCTTGGGGCTGCCGCCGGAAGCGCGGCCGCGCGAGGCCTACGGCCCGTTCGGCACGCGCGAGCGTTGCGAGCTGGCGCTGGAGGCAGCGCAGGCGGCGCCGGGAGAGGCCGACTGGGCGATCGAGCGCGGGCGCTGCGAGCGCCGCGAGCGCGCCGCGGAGGCGCGGCGGTGAGCGTGCCCGCGCGTCTGGCCGCGGCGATCCATGCGTGCCGCCGCCGCGTGCCGGGGCTGGAGGACGAGGCCGCGTGGCGGGCGTTCCTGTCGCGCGTCGCCGGGCGCGACAGCTTGCGGGCGATGAGCGGGCCGGAGCTCGGCCGGGTGCTGGATGCGCTGCACGCGGCCGGGGCGCCGCGGACGCCGGGGAGCGGCGCGGCCCGGGGCGCGATCCCGCGCGACCCGCTGTCGGCCAAGGTGCGCGCGCTGTGGCTGGCGCTGGTGGAGGCCGGGGCGGTGGCGGACCGGTCGGAGCGCGGGCTGGACGCCTGGGTGGCGCGGCAGTGCGGCGTCTCGAGCCTGCGGTTCTGCGGGCCGGAGCACAAGGTGCGGCTGATCGAGGCGCTGAAGATCTGGGCGCGCCGCGTCGGCGCCGACGGATGGTAGCGGTGTCCGCGCGCGGGGCGCTGCGGACCGGGGCGCGGCGGTGGTTGCCGGCGCTGCTGCGCGAGGTGGCGGAGCGCTGCGGCGAGACCGCGGCGCTGCGGCTCGCCGAGGCCTGGGGGGGGCGCTACCTGCATGTGCCGCGACGGGTCTCGCCCGACCATCCGGTGGCCCGGAACGTTGGGCTGGACGTGCTGGCCTACCTGGTCGAGGCCTACGGCGATCTGGGGCGGATCGTGGTGCCGATGGGCCCGGCGCCGCGGCGGGCACGCTCGGAGCAGGTCGTGGCGCTGGTGGAGGCCGGGGCGAGCGCGAACGAGATCGCGGCGCGCACGGGGCTGCACGTGCGCGACGTGCACCGGTGGAGGCGGCGGCTGCGGGAGGCACGCAGTGCCGATCCGGCTTGAGCAGCGCGGCCTCTATCCGCGGGACTGGCCGGCGATCAGCCGGCGGATACGGGCGCGCGCGGGCTGGGTGTGCGAGACGCCGGGCTGCGGCGCCGCGCAGGGCGCGCCGCACCCGATCACGGGCGCGCGGGTGGTGCTGACGGTGGCGCATCTCAACCACGATCCGAGCGACTGCCGCGACGAGAACCTCCGCGCGCTGTGCCAGAGGTGTCACAATCGCTATGATGCGCCGATGCGCGCGGCGGGGCGGAGGGCGCGCTCGCGGGCGGCTCTGGGCGTTGGCGAGTTGCCCCTCACCGGCGGGAGGAGCGGAGGATGAGGAGCATCGGCGTTGCGGCTCTCGCGCTGCTCGCGGGGTGTGGCCCTACCGTGAGCGATATCCGAGCACTCGACCCGGCGGCGGAGCGGACAGTGCGCGGTGGCTATCGGGATGTGGCGCACTGCGTGGCCGACTGGCTCAGGCACGCCGTGGAGGTGACCGAGCGGGTCAGCGACCAGGAGCAGCGGGCGACGCTCAACGGAGTGTCCAGCTTCGGCTTCGCGCGCATGCCGGTCTGGGAGATCGAGCTGGTCGGGCTCGGGAGCGCCACGCGTGCCACCCTGCGCCAGAGACCCAGCCTCTGGGGCGCCGGCCCTGTCGGCTGGTTTGAGGACGCGCTGGAGCGCTGTCAGCGCGCGTGACCGCAGCGCCGCGGACAGTCTCGCGGCATTGCACGAGATGCCACCGCGCGTGCTGACGGCGTGAGACGCCGTGTCAGCCTGCCCGGCCAGGTCGGCATCGCGCATTGTCCCAACATGGAATGGGTGGCCAAGTTTCAGGGTTTGATCGGACTGACGATCTCCCTCCTGGTGAGCGCGGCGGTGGGCGCGATCGCCCTCGCGCTGCGCTCGCAGGTGCAGTCGCTGGTCGCCGACCGCGCTTCGGCCGTGGATCTCGCGCGCGTCTCCACGCAGGTGGACGACGTGGATCGCCGCGTGATGCAGATCGAGGCGCGACTCGCAACGTTCCCCACCGGCGAGCAGATCCAGCAGCTCTCGGTGCGGCTCGAGTCGCTCGCGGGCGACGTGCGGGCCACGCTGGCCCAGCTCAGCGGCACGAACGAGATGTTGCGCGCGCAGGCGCGGCGGATCGAGCTGGTGGACGAGTATCTGCGGAGGCGCGAGGCGTGAGCTGGGATGCGCATCTGGCCGAGGACCGCCGGCTGGCGCTGCTGCGGCTGCTGGACGCCGCACCCGGCTACGCCGCGAACGACAGCCTGCTGCACGCCGCGCTGGAGCGCATTGGCCACACGATCGCGCGCGACGTGATCCGCACCGACGCGGCCTGGCTCGCCGAGCAGGGGCTCGTGCGCACCGAGACCGTGCACGGCGTGCTGGTGGTGACGATCACCGGTCGCGGCCAGGACGTGGCGCGCGGCCGCGCGATCGTGCCGGGGGTCAAGCGCCCGCGGCCGGGGGACTGAGATGGGGCGGCGCTCGGCCGTGGCGCGGCTCGATCCCCGCATCCGCGCGGCGGTGGACGCCGCGCTGCGCGAGGGCCGCGCGACGATCGACGAGCTGGTGGCGCTGATCCAATCGCACGGCGCCTCGGTCTCGCGCAGCGCCGTCGGCCGCTACAGACAACGGTTTGAAGAAAATCTGCGCCGCTATCGCGAGGCGCAGGAGGTGGCGGGGCAATGGGTCGCGGCGTTCCGCGCCGACCCGGACGGCGACGTCGGGCGGCTGCTTGCGGAGATGCTCAAGACGCTCGCCTTCGCGTCGATGGCGGATCGCGAGAGCGCGGATCCGCGCGACATCCATTTCCTCGCCCGCGCGATCCGCGACCTCGCGAGCTCCGACCAGGTGCGGGCGCGGCTCGAGGCGGAGCTGCGCGCCGCGGCGCAGCGGCGCGCCGAGGCGGCGGTGGCGGCGATCGAGGCCGAGGCGGAGACGCGCCGCCTGTCGCCCGAGGTGCTGGCGCACATCCGCCAGCAGATCTACGGGATTGTCGATCCGCCGCGCGCGGAGGCGGCATGAGGCGGCGCGTGGAGCGGCTGTCGGCCGATGCGGTCGGCGTCAGCGGCACGGCGCTCGGCGTGCGGCTGTGGCTCGAGCTGCGCGGGCAGCGCGGCCGCACCGAGGTGGCGGTGCTGCTCGACGAGGCCGAGACCGAGGCGCTGCGCGAGGCGCTGGTCACGGCGACGGCGCTCAGCCGCAGCCTGGCCGAGCCGGGACGGGTGGGCCATGCCTGACGCGTCAGTGGAGTCCCCCGCGATCCCGCTCTACGCCTATCAGCGGCGGTGGCTGGCGGACCGCAGCAAGTTCAAGATAGGCATGTTTGCGCGCCAGACCGGCAAGACGTTCACGACGACGCTGGAGATCGTCGACTCCTGCCTGCGCGCCCTGGCCGAGGGCAGCCGCGAGCGCTGGGTGATCCTGAGCCGCGGCGAGCGCCAGGCGAAGGAGGCGATGGACGAGGGCGTGAAGCGCCACGCCCAGGCCTACGGGGTGGCGCTGGAGGCCGAGGAGTACGATTGGGTCGGCGCCGAGACGCGCGTGCGCGCGCTGGAGGTGGCGCTGCCCGGCGGCAGCCGCATCACCGCGCTGCCGGCCAATCCCGACACCGCCCGCGGGTTCTCCGCGCACGTGTTCCTCGATGAGTTCGCCTATCACCAGGACAGCCGGGCGATCTGGCGCGCGCTGTTCCCGGTGGTGTCGCGGCCCGAACTCAGGCTGCGGATCACCTCGACGCCGAACGGGCGGGGCAACGTGTTCTACGACCTGATGTGCGGCGGCGATCCGATCTGGTCGCGTCACGTGGTGACGATTTACGACGCGGTGGCGGACGGGCTGCCGCGCGACATCGAGGCGCTGAAGCGCGCGCTGCGCGACCCCGACGCCTGGGCGCAGGAGTACGAGTGCGCGTTCCTCGACGAGGCCTCGTCCTGGCTGCCCTACGCGCTGATCGACCAGGTGCAGCACGAGGAGGCGGGCCAGCCGGCGCTCTATGCCGGCGGCCCGTGCTACGTCGGCGTGGATATCGCGGCGCGGCGCGACCTGTTCGTCCTCGTGGTGCTCGAGGAGGCCGGCGACGTGCTGTGGCTGCGCGAGATGGTCGCCGGGCGGCGCCTGCGCTTCGCCGACCAGGCCGCGGAGCTCGACCGGGTCATGGAGACCTACCGCGTGCGGCGTGTGTGCATGGACCAGACCGGGATGGGCGAGATGCCGGTGGAGGACGCGCAGGCACGGCACGGCGCGCTCAGGATCGAGGGCGTGCTGTTCACGGCGGCGGTGAAGCACCGCCTGGCGACGCTCGCGAAACGGCGCTTCGAGGCCCGCGCGTTGCGCATCCCGCCAGACCCGGATCTGCGGCGCGACCTGCATGCGCTGAAGCAGGCCGTGGGCGCGACCGGCGTGCCGCGTTTCGTGGTGGACGGCGACACCGACGGCCACGCCGACCGGGCCTGGGCGCTGTTCCTGGCGCTGGCGGCGGCCGAGCGGCCGGCGGCGCCGATCGAGCATCGCGCGGCGGGGATGCCGCGTGTGGCGGCGCGGCTCGACGACTACGTGGGGGCGTGAGAGGAGACCGAGATGGCGGTGCAATATTCCGTCGCGGTGCGCAATGCGCGGCTGGACGCGATCGAGACGACGATCGGTACGGCGCCGACGCTGGAGATCCGCACCGGCCTGCCGCCCGCCGACTGCGCGGCCGCCGATGCGGGGACTGTGCTGTGCAGCATGACCCTGCCGTCAGACTGGATGGCGGCGGCGGTCAACGGCAGCAAGAGCATGTCCGGCACCTGGCAGGACGGGAGCGCCGACGCCTCCGGCCGTGCCGCGCATTTCCGGATCAAGGCGGGCTCGACCTGCCATATCCAGGGCATCGTGAGCGAGGCGTGGGTGGCGTCGAAGGCCTATGTCGCCAACGACCACGTCACCAACGACGGCGGCAAGCTCTATCGCTGCACCAGTGGCGGTACCTCCGCCTCGTCCGGCGGGCCCACTGGCACGGGATCCTCGATCACCGATGGCACGGTGACCTGGCAGTATCTGGAGCCGGCGGCGCAGATGACGATCCAGAACATCGTCGTGAACGCGGGCCAGCAGGTCACGGTCACGTCGTTCGTGCTCACTGCGGGGAACGCCTGACGATGCGGGCGTCTGCGATCGCGCTGGAGGTGCGCGGCGGCGACCAGGCGCCTGCGCGCGTCGTGCCGTGACCGCGCTGGCCGACGTCGCGGCGCAGGCGCGCCGGCTGATCGCGGCCGGAATGCGCCCGACCGCAGGCGAGTGGATGCGCGCGCAGTGGTGTCTGTTCGAGTTGCTGCACTGGCGCGAGCGCGCGCGTCGCGTGCACGCGCGGCACGCGATCACCGGGCGCATGGTCGACGCCGCGGCCGAGCTGCGTCGCCTGGGCTGGACCTGGGACGAGATTGCCGGCCTGTGGCCCGCGGTGGATCGCGACGAGCTGCGCGCGCGGCACCGCGCCGCGTTGGTGTCGCAGGCGCGGACGGAGCGGGCGCGGCATGCGCCGACGCGGCCGCGCGAGCGGCTGGCGCGGCTGGCCGCGCGCCTGCTGCTGGCGGGCGAGCAGGTCGGGGCCGTGGCGGAGCTGCTGGGCGTGCCGGCCTCGACGGTGGTCGCGGCCGTCCGGCAGCACGAGCCCGCGGTGGCGGCGCGGTGCTGGCCGCGCACCGTCTGCGTCGGCGTGGCAGTGGAGGACTAACCATGGCGAGCACCCCCAACTACGCCGGCACCCCGCGCGCGGGCGTGGCGGTGATTGCGACCGCGAACGCCAACCGTGACGGCACGGGCACGCTCGGCACCGTGCTGACAGCGGGATCGTCCGGATCGCGCGTGGACACGATCGTCGTCCAGGCGACCGGCACCACCACCGCCGGCCTGGTGCGGCTGTTCCTCCACGACGGCACGTCCGCGCGGCTGTGGCGCGAGGTGGAGGTCGGCGCGGTGACGCCCTCAGGCACGGTGGCCGCGTGGCGCTCGGAGCTCGCGCTTGACCCGCCGCTGCTGCTCCCACCGAGCTGGTCGCTGCGCGCGAGCACGCACAACGCCGAGACGTTCGTTGTGATCGCGCTGGGCGCGGACTTCTGAGATGGCACGTAACGCCGGCACGCCTGGCTATCCGCCGCTCGACCCGGCGCACGATCGGCACCCGCTGCGCCGCCTCGCGCGCGATGGCGCGGCCACGGGCCAGGCGTTGAAGTGGAACGGCACCTCCTGGGCGCCGGGGGCGGATCAGGCAGGCGGCGGTGGAGGCGATCCGTGGCCGCCGGGCGATGTGGTCGAGCAGACCGACTGCTTCGCGCCGTTGATCTATTCAGGACACACCAGTGGCACCGGCGCGGCGGCGGAGTTCGGCAACAACTCCTATTCGGTGACCTCGCCGCTACGTGCGTTTGGCATTTTGCGCCTGTCGACAGGCACAACGACGAGTGGCATGGCACGTATCGCTCTTGGCTCGGCCAACACTGCGGCCTGGGAATTGTACTACGCCAACGACGGACGGGAGCGGCGCGTGCGGTGTCGACTGCATCCGGGCGCGGTGCCAGATGGCACTGATGCCTACAACGTGCGTGTCGGCTTCATCGAGAGGATGGACGGCACCAGCCATCGCATCGCTGCGGTGTTCGGATCGGCCTACACGACCACGAACCGCTGGTATCTTCAGACGCGGAGGAACGGGACCGAAACGCTGGTTGACAGCGGTGTCGATGTGTCCACCACAACGTTCCAGAATGTCGAGGTCATCGTTCCGGCAGCAGGCGGAACCGCGCAACTCTGGATCGACGGCACGCAAGTCGCGACGAGCAACACCAACGTGCCGACTGACGTCGGGTTCCGCGGCACTGTCATGGCCGAGATCCAGAAGAGCGCTGGCACCTCCGCGCGCGAGTTGTGGGTCGACACGTTCGGCCACGTAGTCAGAGGCAGGCCATGACGCGCTACGTTGACATTGTCCTCGTGCACGACGGCGAGACTGGTGCGGCAGGCGTGCCAGCGCGCTGCATCGAGCACGACGGCTCGCGTCCGCTCGGCGTCGGAGAGACGCGACTGACGGTCGACGAGTATCGCGCGCTGGAAGCGACGTGGCGCGCAGAGCAGGAGGCGTGGCTTGCAGCACATCCGCCATCTCCTGCGCACGAGGTGCTTGCGCCGCTGCCGCGTCTTGCGTTCATCTCAATGATAGAGGACGGACTCGGACTTGCCTACGATGACATGCCGATGCTGGTTGACATGTATGTCTCCGATCCGGCGACGGCACGGCGTATCACACGCGCGCTGCGGCACGCGGTGGAGTTCGATCCGGAAGCGGAGCCTATCGAGGGCGTAGGTGCGATCCGCTGGCTGGCACGTCGACTGGGCGTGACCGACGCACAGTTCGTCGCGCTCTGGCGCGCGGCGGGAGGGTGAGGTGACCTGGTACCTCCGCGGCTGGTACGAGTCGGGCTGGTACGAGGCCGGGCCCGCGACGTCCGGCCTGGCCGCGTCGCTCGCCGCGACGGAGGCCGGCGACACGCTCGCCGCGGCCGCGAGCGTTGCCGTGACGGCGTCGCTCGCCGTGACCGAGGCCGACGACACGCTGACCGCGGCCGCGGGCGTCGCGCTGACCGTATCGCTCGCGGTCACGGAGGCCGGCGACACGCTGACCGCGGCCGCGGGCGTCGCGCTGACCGTATCGCTCGCGGTCACGGAGGCCGGCGACACGCTGACCGCGGCCGCGGGCGTCGCGCTGGCCGCGGTGCTGGCCGCGACCGAAACCGACGATACGCTGGCCGCGACGGTCTCGCTCGCCGAGGGGCTGACGGCGTCGCTCGCCGTGACCGAGGCTGACGACACGCTGACCGCGGCCGCGGGCGTCGCCCTGGCCGCGTCGTTCACGGTGACGGAAGCCGACGACACCCTGGCCGCGGCCGCCGGCGCCGCGCTGACCGTATCGCTCGCGGTGACAGAGGCGGACGATGCGCTGGCCGCGGCGACGCTGATGCCGGGCGACGCCCTGCCGCCGCCGTGGCGCCTGGCGCGCCCGCGCCGGCCGGTCCGGCGCGTCCGACCGGCGGCGCCGCGCCGCATCGCGAGGCTCGCCGCGTGAGCCTCGCCACGCACCGTCTGGCGTCGCTCGCCCCCGGCGCCACGCTCGATTACGGCGTGGACGCGGCGGATCTGCTCGCCGGGCTGGACGACACGCTCGCCTCCGTGGACTGGGAGGTGCCGGCGGGGCTCACCGCCGGCCCGCAGGGCGGCGGCGGCGCGGTGCGCACGATCTGGCTCACCGGCGTGACGCCCGGGGCGTATCGCGTCGTCGCGTGGCTGAACACCGCCGGCGGGCGCCGCCTGCCGGTCGTGCTGCTGATCGACGTGCTGACGCCGTAGGAGATGCCGATGGCGAGGCCCCCGGAGGAGCTCAGGCGCGAGATCGCGGCGATCGGCACCGATCCCCAGCGCTGGCTCTACGGCAACCGGATCGCGCCGGACGATGCGACGCTCGCCAGCCGCGGCCAGGGCAAGGGCGTGGGCTGGTACGACGAGCTTGAGCGCGACGGCCAGGTGTTCGCCGTGCTGCAGAAGCGGCGCGCCGCACTGATCGGCCGCCCTTGGGAGGTCGAGCCGGCCGACGAGACCGCGGCCGCGGCGCGCGCGGCCGAGCTCGTGCGCACGCAGCTCAATCGGCTCGGGATGGAGCGGCTGATCGAGGATCTGCTCGGCGCGCTGCTGCGCGGCGTGGCGATCGTCGAGCTGATCTGGGACGCGACGGGCGACGGCATCGCGCCCATCGCCGCGCGGGCCCGCGATCCGGGCCGTTTCGCGTTCGAAAGCATCACGGGCGGCGCCGGCCGGACGGACTACGCGCTGCGCGTGCTGACGCGCGCGCGGCCGGTGGACGGCGAGCCGGCGCCCGCCCGGAAATTCCTCGTGCACCGCTTCGGCAGCCGCTACGACAACCCCTGGGGCCTCGGCCTCGGGCACCGGCTGTTCTGGCCCTGCTTCTTCAAGCGCCAGGGTGTGGGGTTCTGGCTCGGCGCGATCGAAAAGTTCGGCCAGCCCACCGGTCTCGGCCGCTACCCGCCCGGCACGCCGGAGGCGGAGCAGAAGCGCCTGCTCGACGCGCTGCGGGCGATCGCGACCGATGCCGGGGTGGTGATCCCCGAGGGGATGTCGATCGAGCTGATCGAGGCCAAGCGCAGCGGCACGTTCGACAGCTACGAGAGGCTCGCGCGCTACATGGACGAGGAGATCGCGCGGATTGTGCTCGGCGAGACGCTCACCACCGCGGTGGGCGACAGCGGCAGCCGCGCGCTCGGCGCGATACACAATGAGGTGCGGCTCGAGATCACCCGCGCGGACGCAGACCAGCTCTCGCGCACGCTCAACGCCACGCTGGTGCGCTGGATCGTCGAGCTCAATCTGCCGTCTGCCCCGGCGCCGCGGCTCTGGTGGGACGTCTCGGAGCCGCAGGATCTTGCGGCGCTCGCCGCGCGCGACGAGGCGCTGGCGCGGATCGGCTACCGCCCGACGCTCGACCGCATCACGCAGGTCTATGGCGAGGGATACGAGGCGGTCCCGCCGCGCGCGGCAGGAGAGGCCGCGGCGCTGTTCCGCGAGGCCGCGGCCGCGCCGCGCGACACCGAGGCGGTGCGGCTGATGGCGGACCGGATGGCGCTCGAGGCCGACGCGCCGTGGGAGGCGATCCTCGAGCGGGTGCGTCAGATCGTGGGCGAGGCGACCAGCCTGGAGGACCTGCGGCAGCGCCTGCTCGAGGCGTTCGCCGCGCTGCCGCGCGAGCGGCTCGGCGAGGTGTTGGCGATGGGGCTGACCGCGGCCGAGCTCGCCGGCCGGTTCGACGCGTCGGGACGCTGATGGCGGTCGCGGCCGACCCTGAGCTGCGCGGCGTGTTGCGCCGCCCCTTCGCGGAGCAGGTGGCGTATTTCCGCGGCAAGCTCGGCAATCTCATTCCCACCACCACCTGGCGCGACGTGCTGCGCGAGGGCCACGATGCGGGGTTCATGGTCGCCGGCGCGCAGAGCGCCGACCTGCTCGCTGATCTGGCGGCGGCGGTGGATCGCGCCATCACCGACGGCGAGAGCCTCGATGCGTTCCGCGCGCGCTTCGACGAGATCGTCGCGCGCAACGGCTGGACAGGCTGGACCGGCGAGGGCTCGCGGGCGGGTCGGGCGTGGCGGACGCGCACGATCTACCGGACGAACCTGCTGACGTCCTACGCCGCCGGACGCCACGCGCAGCTGCAGGCCTTTCCCATCTGGATCTACCGCCACGGCGGGTCGCGCGAGCCGCGGCCCGAGCACCTGGCGTGGGACGGGCTGGCGCTGCCGCGCGAGCACCCGTTCTGGCGCGCGCACTACCCGCCCTCGGCCTGGGGCTGCTCCTGCTACGTGGTCGGCGCGGCCTCGGCCGAGGCGGCGCGGCGGCTGGGCGGCGACCCGGGCCGGCAGCCGCCGCCGGGCTGGGACGTGCGGCGGACGGACGGCACCCTGCCGGGCGTCGACGAGGGGTGGGACTATGCGCCGGGCGCGTCGGTCGCGGCGCGCACGGCGGAGGCGGCGGCGCGCAAGACCGTCGCCTGGCCCTACGAGATCGGCAAGGCGTTCCAGCAGGCGGTGCCGGAGGCGCAGCGCGACGCGCTGGCGGAGGCGATCCGCCGCCAGCCGGAGACGGGCGAGGCACTGCGGCGCTTCGCCGAGGCGGTGCTCGGGGAGCGCCGCGGCCAGCCGATCGCGCCGCGCGGCGAGGGCTACGTCACGCTCGGGCTGCTGACGCGCGCGCAGAGTGAGCGCGCCGCGCGGTTGACGGGCGTGGAGGCGATCGCGGCCGAGCTGTGGGACTGGACAGTGGATGCGTCAGCGATCCGGCACGTGGCGCGCGAGCATGGCGGCAGCGCCGAGGCTTTACGCGGCCAGGTGCCGGTGGCGGCCGAGGATTACGCGACGCTGCCGATGCTGGTGTCGCGCGGCGCGGCACGGCGGGTCGACGACGGGGGACGCAGCCTGGTCCGGATCGAGATGGTGCGCGACGGAATCCTGTATGTGGCGCTGTTCGAGCCACGGGTCCGGCGGCGGATGCTGGCGCTGGTCACGTTGTGGAAGCGTCGCGCCCCGGATCCTCAACGCCCGTGACGCACCGCGTTATGAGCGCGGCGGATCCATGCTCGCGCCGCTTCCGACATGATGGTAGGACGGCCCGATGATCACGATCAAGCTCGGGGTGGAAGAGGATGCGATCCGCACAGCGCTGCGGCGCGTGCTGGACGCCACCGGCGACCTCACGCCGGTCATGCGCGAGATCGGCGAGGCGCTGGTCGAGAGCACGCGCGCGCGCTTCCGCCTCGGGCGCGCGCCGGACGGCACGCCCTGGGCGCCCAACAGCCCGGTGACGGTCGCGCGTTTCTTGGATCGCTACGCCGGCGCGCGCCGCAAGGACGGGCGCGGGTTGACGAAGCGGGGCCAGCACTTGGCCGCGGCGAAGCGCCCGCTGATCGGCGAGAGCCGCGCGCTGTCGACGCAGATTGCGTATCGGGCAAATGCGCGCTCGGTCGAGGTCGGCTCGCCGATGGTCTATGCGGCGACGCAGCAGTTCGGCGCGGTTCAGGGTGCCTTCGGGGCGACGCGGCGGGGCGCGCCGATCCCGTGGGGGACGATCCCGGCGCGCCCCTTCCTCGGGCTCTCGCGCGAGGACACGGCGGTGATCCTCGACCTGATCGGGGAGCACCTGAGGCGGGCGGCGCGGGGCTGATCGCCGCCGCGCCGAACCACCGCCCCCGGACCAGCCGATTAAGAGCGATTAAGCAT